CAGCTTAATGGCAGACATTATCAAAATGCAAGCCAACAGATTGTTCTTAAGTATCTTTGGTGGTGGCGGATTGTTAGGAGGCTTCCTAGGTATTCCAGCACCAACACCAGGAGCAAGAGCAGTGGGTGGTCCAGTCATGGCAGGACAACCATATATTGTTGGTGAACGTGGCCCAGAACTATTCGTTCCCAGTGGTCCGGGCACTGTAATGGCCAATGGACGCTTTGGTAATGGTGGAGCAACACAAGTAGTTTATAATATTCAAGCTGTGGATGCAATGAGCTTCAAGCAAATGGTTGCACGCGATCCAGAGTTTATTTACAGCGTAACACAAGCTGGCGCTAGGAGATTACCACGATGAGTTTACAAACCATTATTGACAATGCAATGAGCATTGAATTTGTTAGACGCAAGCTAGCTGGACAAAGTATTAGCCGCAGTGGACAAGTTAAGATTTCAAGTGTTGCCAACAACGTGCCATGGCAGATGATTGTAGAACCACGTCCTGGTATGCGTTGGACAGAATCACGTGACTTAATTGAAGAAATTGATAGATTGGATCGTGTTTTCTTAGAAGTTGTAGACATTGGTAATACAAATCCAAACTTAGCTTATATCACAAACTATCAAGGCACACTAACAGGCAGTGAACTCAGTTCAATTACTGTAAGCAGTGCCAGCGCACTAACTATTACATTAAACGTTAGCAGCTTTACTGGTGCTAGTAAGGTTGTGTTTGAACCAGGTGACTTTATTCAACTAAGTGGCAACTACAAGTATCCATACACTGTGACCAGTCGTGTGCTACGCGGTAGTGGCAGCACAGTGGAAGTGCCAATCAACCGTCCATTCATTGACCAAACTGGTTATACTGAAGCAGGGGCAGGTATTTTAGTTGGTAAGAATGTTACTTGGCAAATGGTAATGACCAAGAAGCCCAGCTATCGTGTCGTTCCAGGTGGTTATTTGGAATGGACAGACAATTTCGAATTAGTAGAAGTGATTGAGGATTAAAAATGTCAACTAGTATACCTCAGGTAGCCAACACAAGTATTAGTCATGCAGTGTTTATTGATCTAACACTGAATGCTAACTTTGTGCCTACAACATATTATATTAGCAGTGCATACAAGCCAATCACTTTCAATGGCAATACCTACACTGAACTAGGTGCGTTTCTACAACTAGGTTCAATTACAGATGACCTTAAAGTTACCAATGGTGACTTGCAGATACAGCTAAGTGGTATCCCCAGTGATGTTAACTACATGGACATTGTGTTAAGCTATCCAATTAAGGGTGGCAATGTAGTTGTGCGTCGTGGTTTCTTTGACACTAACACCATGCAACCAATACCAGGTGCAATGTATGAGCGTTATCGCGGTGTTATCACAAACTTTGCAGTAGACGAAACTACAAGTTTTTTAGATGGTGAATTGGTTAACACAATCACTGTAACTTGTGCAAGTATTAACACTGTGCTGCAAAATAAAATTACAGGACAGCGCACTAATACCACAGATCGTCAACGTTTCTATCCCGGTGATATCAGCTTTGATCGTGTTAAGGATCTACAAAATACCAGCTTTGATTTTGGTAAGGAATACACAGGTGGAACTGGCTATGGAGGATACAATGGAGGCGGCGGCGGCCGAGACTTCATGGATGGAACGAATGTTCAATTAAGGTAAAGAATTAAGATGGTTAGATTTGCAGGTTTGAAGGATTTTGATAGGATTATAGAGATGATGGTTAACTTTGCTAATGCTGCACCAGTAACTGCATATCATAATCCACAGTATAATGACAGAGGCGTAAGAAACTATCTGTCACAGGTTTTAAGTAACGGTTGTATTATTGTTGGAGAGTGCGATGGAGATATACAAGGCATGTTGTTGGCACAAGTATGCAGTGATCCATGGCTTCCACACATTAAGACGCTGAAAGAATTAGCTTGGTGGGTCGAACCCAAGTATAGAAACACCACACTAGGCTACAAATTATTAAAGAAGTATGTAGAGACAGGTAAACGTATGCGTGACGCAGGTGTAATTGAAAATTTTGTGCTAACAAATATGACTACCAGTCCAGACTTTGATCTTGGCAAACGCGGTTGGCGTGCCATTGAAACAAATTACGTGTATGAGGGTGCATAATGGCAGTTTTTACGGCAATCGCAAGTGCAATCGTTGGTGCAATTGGTATCAGCACCGCAACTATCATTGGCACAGTTACATGGGCTAGTTTAGCAACCAGTATCATTGCCACTGGTCTTGCAGTGGGCACAGCCAAACTTATGGGTGTGTTCAAGCCACCTAGTTCAACTAACCAAAAGGATCCAGGTGTAAAGATCCAGCTTGCTCCCAGCACAGATAATAAAATACCGCGCATGTATGGACGTAACTTTACAGGCGGTATTATTGTTGACGCAGAAATTAAGAATCAAAACAAAACAATGGCGTATGCTATTGTTATCAGTGAATATAGCAGCAATGATACTTGGAGCATTAATGATATCTATCGTGGTGACCAACTGCTTAACTTCACTGGTGCTAACGTAACCAGCATCACTGACCCCAATGCTACCAGCAGCACTAATATTTCAGATAAAATGCGTATTCGTGTGTATGCAGGCGGTAGTGCTAGCACCAATCAAATCTTCCCAACTACTGGCAAAGTAGATGCATATGGTGCAGGCTTAGGTCAATTCAGCACATGGACCAGTGCAAATACCATGGATGATCTAGTATTTGCTGTTGTAGAAATGGATTATGATCCAGAGAATGACCTCACTGGCCTAGGTGCAATTACGTTTGACATCAATAACAGTTTAAATGAACCAAGTAATGTGCTATTAGACTACTTGCAGAATGAACGTTATGGCGCTGGTATCAGCAGCACAATGATCGATACTGTAAGTTTCAATGATTGGTATAACTATGCTACAGAAAGTGTAAGCTATATCAATCAAAGCAACGTAACCAGCACACATGACCGTTATCAGATTGATGGTGCATTAAGCACATTCATTCCAGTAATGGATAACGTTAATAAAATTTGCCAAAGCGGTGGTGCGTTCTTCACTTATAACGCTAAACAAGGTAAATTTGGTGTAGTTGTTAACCGTGCTGCAACAGCAGGTGAGCTTGCAAATGCGTTTGTGTTTGATGATGACAACATTACCAGCAGTATTACCATTACTTCAACAGAATTATACAGCTTGTATAACCAAATTGAAGTAGAATATCCAAGTGTAAATCAACGTGATCAAACTGACGTTTACTTTGCTGAGTGTAATGTAGACATTCGCAACACCAATGAGCCAGATAACTGCTTAAAGTATCGCTTGGATATGGTTAATGACCGCACTCGTGTTGCACAGTTAGCAAACATTGACCTTAACCAAAGCCGCATCAGCACAATTTTAGAATTTACTGCTGATTTCAGCAGTATGACAGTTGACGTAGGTGATGTTGTTAAAGTTACACTGCCACTATACGGTTATAATGAAAAATTATTCCGTGCAATGCGTGTAATTGAACAAGAAGATCCAGATGGCATGATCCATTGCAAGTTCACACTGCTGGAATATGATGAAGATGTCTATGGAGATTTGCTCACACGTGAAGACTTACCACCTCCAGTAACAGGTATCACTAACTGGTGGGTGTTAAACAGTAACGCAGTGTTAAGCATTGGTAATATTCTTGTTGTAGCTGATCCAAGTAAGCCAACTGCAAACTTATATTCACCCAGCACAGGTAGTGTTGTTGGCACAGCTAACCTAAGCACTGTTCGCAGCACATTTGGTAGTCAGTTCAGCAGTGGCACATTCATTAACGTGCCAATTGGCGTGCCTGTAAACGTAAACTACAACGAAGCTATTATTCAAGTTTACAATGATGACTCTAGCAGCAGCCCACCTGCAACATATATTAGACAACCACCTGATGGTTTAAGATATTTCTTAGATGATGAAACATTTAACTTTAGTATTGACACTTATAACTTTAACAAGGATACCACATTCCACTTAGAAATTAAGATGCGCGACACCAACACTGGTGCAGCAAGCCGCACTTACATTACAGCTGGATTGAATAGCCCACGTGCAAACGTTATTAGTGGTGATGATATTCAAAGCAACACAATTACCAGTGATAACTTCTTTGTGTTTGCTCCAGGTGCACAGATTCAAGATGGTGGCTTAGCTAATACCAGCTTACCAGGTAACGTTGTATGGCGTCAATTGATTACACCAGTAGAATATGATCTAAGAGGTGCAGATGCTAACGTTGACTACAGCTTGGATGCTGTTGCAGAAGTAGTTGGTAGCTTACCTCCAGTAAGTGGTAGTGGTGGTGGATATACTGTGGGCTTTAGAACACGTATGAATGTCACTTATCAATACAGTGGTAATACCAGCACATATGATTATGACTACACACCAGCAACCAGTATCTTTAACTTAGATGATCCTTACCCACCAACTGCGTTTATTCCAGCTGGTG